CATCAATGATTTCGTCAGTTTGTTCGATGGTCAGATTTGGTATCTGATGTAAAAGCCCTATTCTAAACATTTCTGTTAGCTCATTTATTCCTATATCTCCCTGCATTTTTTCGCCTAGCTTGCTGATAGGCATTTCGAAGACTTTTTCTAGCATTCTCAATGCTTTATTGTTATACTTCAGAGAATATATCTTGTCGCCAACTTTAATATCATACTGCGCTATCATGAATTATTCACTCTCCTTATGCTGCTGTTGTCTTGGTTAATGGTCCGGTTCCCTGTAGTGTACCGCTGTATGTTGCAGCGTCATCGTAAGGCGCATCAATTGGGAAATCAGTCAGGTATGCTTTGCCAGTGTACTTGTTACCTGCGGATGTAACTAGCTGTACCTGTAAAATTTCATTGTTCATAAACGCATCTTCCAAAGCTTGATATCCTTCATCATTTTCGACAATCAAACCATCAAATTCTATGCTCCAGTTACGGATTGTCGGTAGCCCTTCATACCATCCGTTTGAATCCTTTGACGTTATATCCGCCTCATCAACCTCACGATTGAGTGTTGCGTTTTGTTGCCCAGCTACAGTCGTCCATACGGGCGTTGCTTCAGTTCCTGTATTTACCTGAATAATAAAATCAACACCAGTTACTGCTGGCATTTATATCAACCTCCTTTTAGAAATTATGGCAACTATTCCTGAATTTTAAATCTGAATCGCACAACACCATGTCTAAACCCTTCTGGGTCTCGTACGGTTTCAGCTATGTCCAGTTTCGCTAACACAACAAAAAAGCCCTCGACCTGCAGCGGTGTTGAGGTCAAGGCTTGTGTAATCTGGTCTATTAATTGCTTTGTTTCTGCCATGCCGTTGTAATCGCTCCATACGTGCAATGTATGGGTTATTTCTTGCCCATTTTCCAGCTTTGTACTCCAATCAATCGATGTATCTTCGCCTAATGCGATGTATGGCATAGTTGCTCCATCGGGTACATGGTCGTATACAGGACAGGTCAAATTTGCCTTTAGACGGTCGTAAATCGCTTTTTGAAGGGGTAACAATGGCGACTTCATTTTGTCGCCTCCTCAATGGCTTTTTTAAGGCCTTCTTCGAACTTTGGCCTTTCTTCTTCAAATGCCGGAAAAAGATAGGGCTGTGCTGCCATTTTTCTTGTGCCAAATTCTACATACGGTGCATAAGGCATATGAGGCCCTATTTGCGCAGACATTATGCCGTAAAAATCAACTGTAATAGAGTTCCGAAGTGCTCCACTTCTGACGGGGCATCTTTGCTTTGCGCCAAGCTGTATGTTCAACGCCGATTTACCGACCTGTTCTTTTACAGCTTTGCGGAGTTTAGCATTGGCAAGGTCAATTTTACCCAACGTTTCTTTAACTCCTTTTACGTCTATCGTTATTGATGCTTTAGGCATTTGCTACCACCTCGCTACATAGTAGCTCCAGCCATTGATGTCGTTCTTCTACGTCTATGACAGCTTCTATTTCAAATGTTCTGCCCTTGTATAATAGCCTCATCTGCGGCTTTATTCCCGCCCGATAGCGTATTGTAACCTTGTGGCTTAGTTCGGATTGTACTTGTTGGGCTGTATATCTTTCGTTGCCTCTTAAAGGCTCTATTGCAGCCCAAACAGTAGCTATATCCTGCCATGTTTCTATTGTGCCACCATAGCCATCATCGGTTTTTACAAGCTCTTGCAGAGTTACTCTGTGCCTTAATTTGCCTATCATAACATCATCACCCGGTACGGCTGCAGTAAGGCAGCAACAGTAGAAGGTAACCTACTTTCTGCTTGTGCTTCATATTTTGCCTCCGGCGCTTGGCCTTCTCTGTTCTCGTACATGTGTGCTGCAAGCATTAGAATAGCCTGCCTGATTGGTTGTGGTACATCGCTCGAATTACTGCCATAGCCTGCCTTGTAACGTACCACAACTCCACGTGGCTTTATTGCTCGCATGGGCACTTTTGCTAGTAACATGTCTGATTGTATAAGTTCATAATTTTCTGGTGAAATTGCCTCTCCGTCTACTGTAACACTTTCTATCAGTTGCACTGGTGGTCTCGGTAATCGTGTATACAGCTCTAACGAATCCATAGAATACTCCCATGTTTGTGTGATAAATGCTCTGCGTGTATATTCTTCCGCTAGCTTTCTTGCTGCTGCAATCAGAACACTTATAAGAGCATCATCTTCTGTTGTGTCTACTTTCATGTGTAATTTTGTTTCTTCTAACGTCACCGGTTCCACTGCAGGTGCTTCCACTAAAATTAAGCCCATTTACAACACCTGCCTTATTTCTTCTTGACGTTTTTCTTCTCTTTTGTCTCTTTTGGACCTTCCAAACTTTTGTCTTCTTCTGCTACTCCTGCTTTTATCCATGCCTTAGCCAAATTATCGTTTATTTCAACGACAGAACCGGGCGTAAAAGCCCGGTCTGCTGTTGCAATGCTTCTTAATATCCTAATTCTCATCGCCAATCACCCTTACGATCTTGCCATTAGCCCGATATCACGCAATTTTTGTAAAAGCGCATTGAAATCCGCTACCAAAGTCTCTACATCCTTAGCCGTACTGTTGGGTTGGTAAGGCATCGGCTTAAATTCCTTAATTTCTATGTCTTGTAGTATTATTTTGCCGTTCACTCTTAAAATGTCATCCCCAGCAATAGGGTCGTAACCTCTTGTAACATTACCCATTTAAGATACCTCCTTAGATATAGAATTTGGGAGGCTTTACAGCCCCCTTTAGTCAATTACCATTATGCTGCTGGCACATTTAATATTCTTAATGCGTCTGGCCTTATCACACTGCCACCAACCCTGTAGTGAACTTTAAAGCCTACAAGGCCAGCTTCTGCGTAGAGCTCGGTTAGTCTTTGGACAGTCATACCTAATCTATCTACAATCCTATAACCGCTTCTGATATCGCCGAATATTGCGACCTTTGCAGCAGTTTCAGCAGATATCTGCGGCACATCTTCTTGGTTATAGATTGGATATCCTGCGAATGTTGCTGGTGTTCCTGTTTGTAAGGATGGCTGCCATAAGTATTGTCCATTGCTATCTTTCAAGAGTCGTAGTGCAAGCTCTGTCTTGCTGTTTACAATTAACACGCCATTTCTTCTGTATTGGGCAGGCACCTCGTAAATAAGTTTCAAGATATCGTCAGCAGTAATAGCTCCTGCTTGACCTGCATCCACAGTTGCTACAGAGCTATTTAAAATACCTTCAGGTTGTTTATTAGCATGTCCTGTGCCCACAACAAAGGCTGTATCCTCTGCTTCCGCTATTGCTCTGGAGAAGGAATCGGCAATGATGCTCTCCAAAGCGACATCCGTATCCATTAGCTCATCTTCGCCAATCTTGGTGAGGCCGTAGAGGTCTTCGACGTATTGAAATTCCTCGCCCGGTGTCATTGTGGATTCAGTTATGGCTGTACCGGTTTCAAGTTTACCCCAGCCGACAGTTACTTCTGTCAAGCTGCGTCTTCTAATTCTGTCGCTTCTGGTCTGACGTACAGTTGCCAAGCTGCGGATAACAGTTATCTTAGGAAGCTCTCTGTAAATCTCGCTCTCCAATTCCTCTGGAATGAGTATTTGACCAGTAGCATCAGATACTAGAGCTTTCTGCTCTTCTGGAGTAAGTGCAGATTTACCTTCCCTCATAAACTTGAAAAATGCAGCTTTTTTCTCGCTTGGTTGTCCAACATCTTTGCCATCAACAGGCGGTCTTTTTATCATTGTTTCAAGCTGTGCGATTCTTTCGTTTATTTTTGCTTCGAATTCCTCAAATTCGGCTTTTGTGTACAAGCCCTTTTCCTTTGCCTCGAATTTGTCTCTAAGCTCTTTTACTAATTGCTGTAATTCTAAGATTTTTTCATCCATTTAAGATACCTCCTTTAGAATTTTTCTAAGTTCTTGAATAGTTTCATCCAGCAAGTGGTTTCCCGACTTGCTTTTCTCAGACGGCTCCTTGTCATCCTGAGTGGATTTATCCGGCTCAGAGGCTGCAAGGAGTGCCTGAAGTGCTTGTATTGCCTGCTCCACAAGGGAGCGATTGGTCGCTGACAAAACTCTACCTGCTTTCATTTCATGTGTTGCACCTATGATGGCATACAAAAGCATGTCAAAGTCGCTTTGTTTTTCTTCCCAAGGTGCTTTTCTGTCCATCTTGTGATAATAACGTTCAAGATGCCGTTTAATCGCTGGTATGTCGCTGTCCGGGATATTCACTCCACCTCTTGCCCCCTGTATGGCAGCAGCGGCGGCATAAATCGCTCTTGGTACTGCCATAAGCCTGCCATCTATCACATTAGCAATAGGAAGCTTATAACTGCCAAAGTTTTCTGGCTCGTCGGAGTTGTACCACAAGAAAGCTTTGCGGTATTTACTCCAGTCAATTTTGTCTTTGTCACCGCTGCCGTCACTGCTTGCCCATTTTGCTATTCTTGCTCTTGCAGCGTCAGCGTCCCAAGACCTACCTTCATCAGCTAAAGGTAAATCCTGATATGGCACAACTGCCTTTACCGCTTCAATTTGAGCCAAAGGATTCATTGGGAATGTTACCAGTGACCACTCCCAAAGTCTAATCTCTTTCAAAATGCGCTTAGTACCTTCCCATGCCTCTTTAACAGAGTCATACCCAATAGACAAGCCTTTTAATGCACCTTGTTTTAAGAGTGCGTAAGCCTCTCTCCCACGGGTTGTCTCGAGATTTAATTGTCCTTTCACTTTCAAACCTCTGCCGTCTTCATATGCTTCTAAAGTGACACCAATAGGCTCTGTCGGATTATGCTGCCACAGAATAGGCATTCTCGGGTTCTCTTGCAATGTCTTCTTGAATGCTCCAGGCTCTATTACATCACCGCCTAAATCCACATTGTTAAACACGGCAGCATAACCTTCGAAAACACCCTGCTCGTCTATGGATTTCACATCAAATTTAAAGCCTTTTTGTTCCATTCTATGTCCTCCTTTCCAACACTTGATAGCCTACTGTGCATCTGCACAGCGGATGTGCTGGCGGTGTGTAGGTATATGGAACTTTCTCCGTTGCTCCCGGGAATGTTTCCTCTAGCCCAATCATTTGCCCGTCTAAAGGCCCACAGTGCGGACATGTTCTCTCGTCATGTGCTGTAAGCCAAACTTTTACTACTTCGCCTCCGAAAAAACCGGCTTCTTTTGCTTGTCGGATAGCTTCAAACTGTCCATAATTGTACGCAAA